TCATAACTATGCGGATTAATTTTATATTTACCTATCGGATATCCAAATAAATAATTAATCATCAGGACGATCTTTTCTATAGTGTGATGGCAGTCCTAACATATCTCGACCATCATATTTATGTGGTTTAAATAGTTTAGAGTTTAAATCATTGTAGTGAAAAAATACTTGTCCACATAGTTTACCTTTAAATGGCTCTCTCCAATGTTCTAATTTAGAACCATCATAAACTAACATATCACCAGGATTTAAAGTGTAAGAAACTCCTGGTTGATTTTCTTTACCAGATCCATCAATAAATATTGGCCAAGGATCTCCTCCTAAATTTAACGTAGCAGATACCTCACAACTTTCTCTATCCACGTGACGTTTAAGTTCATTTCCAGTTTGATAAAGTCTTGAGTATGAATATGTTTCTATTAACTTTAATCCAGTAAATTGTTCTACTATCGGTTTTACTTTTTGTAGTACTAAATCCATTAGTATGTCACCATAAGTACCAAAAGCGTTATCTATTTGATCATCACCAAAAAATCCAAAAGTTTGATCTAAAGGTGGAAAGTATTTATCTTTTATTAAATACGATGTTACATCTCTTTTAAAGAGCATATATTCGTAACAAAGAGTAGCTACTTCTTTAGGTAAAGTTCCTTTAATTATAATGTATGGTTCTTTCTTCATGTAAATGTGTATACTATCACCTTTCTTTGTTTTCCGCAATCAGGATATTCATTAGCATGATATTGTAATCCATCAAAGTAAATAAATGTTTTTTCTTCTGGTAGAATAGTTTGATATTTTAAAAATTTTATAGCAGAGGCAGGTAAAGCTGCTTGTTTATTTTTTTCGTATTTTTCATCACAAACATATGTTGGTGCATGATCTAAAGTATTTAAATATACTATGCAAGTTTTGTGTGGAAAATCATGATCAATATGAAAATCACAACTTTTAACAGGTTGATTGTATGTAAAATTTACACAACATCTTATAATTTTATTTACCGGTATAACTAATTGTTTGGTTAAATCATCTAAAAGTTTTTTACAATCATCGTATAAAGAAGAATTTACACGTCCATCACGAGTCACTACCTCGTGATAAAAAAAATTTATTTCAGGAGAATAATCTGTTGGTGTATCTCCTTCATACCATGGAAAATTATTACTATTTATTTTATTTTTTATTACCGAATATACAGGAGAATCAATTTTTAATTTTTTAATTTTCATGTATATTTTTTAATGTTTGAAATAGTGTTGGTTGTTTCAACGCAACTTCTTGCCATTCTTGTTTTTTTCTTTGCAAATGTTCATAAGAATTTTTACAAAGATCGTTAAATTGTTTTTGAGTCATTTTAGTTTCAGATAATACAGATGCTATATCTGTTGGAAAATAATTTAAACCAGTAGCAACACAATGCACTCCTGTGTTATGAGAAAAATGATAGTCTCTAATTTTATTATAAGCAGCTAAAACAAAACCATTTATAAACTGTGGTTTTTGATCTATTAAATCTTGACAGTAAACTCTTTCAGAAACTGCTTTCCAATATGGTGTATCTTCTCTGTGAGAAAAAGCATAATGCATAGATACAAATTCCGCAAACTCTCTAAACATACTTTTACATCCAGCGTTAAACACATCTTTGTCCCATTGAGATGTGTGTCCTCTTTTTAATGTTCTAACTAATTTTATTAAAAATTCATGAACAGTAAATAAACCATTACTTTCTAAAGGCTCAATAAATCCTGCTGATAATCCAATTGCACAAACATTTTTAACCCAAAGTCTTTTGTGTAATCCTACTCTCATTTTTATATTTCTAAACTCTAATTCTGAAGTTCCTATATGCCCTTGAAATTGTTTTAATGCATCTTCATCAGATATAAATTTATTAGAGTATACATATCCAGTTCCCATTCTAGACCATAAAGGTATGTTCCAAATCCAACCATTCTCAACTGCTTTACAATCTGTATATGGATTTATTTGTTTTTCTTTATCTGTATATGGTTGTCTTGTAGCCCATGCAGAGTTATTTGGTAATATATTTTCATAGCTATCAAAAGGTTCCTTAAGTTGTTTTGCTAATAATAAAGATTTAAAACCTGTGCAATCTATAAAAAGATCTGCTTTGTGTTTATTATTTAAACTTTCAATACCCTCATAATTTAATTTTATATCATTGATATCTTCTGAAATATATTTAACACCTCTTGGAATACAATAATTATTTTTTAACCATAAACCAAACTTTGTTGCATCAAAATGATAAGCTACGTCTCTTTGAAAATTAAAACCTTCTAATGAGTTATCTTGATTTTTAAATAATCTTTTATTGTTAACTAAACTCATGCCAGGAAATAAAGAGTCTGCATAATCTGTAATAGGTAATTTTTTATAAAAACTAGCTAGATACCAATCGTTTAATAAATGATTATTACCTTCTAAATTTGGAACACCAAAAGGGTAATGAAAATGACCATAATCTTTTTTATAAAAATCTTCGAAACGAATACTTAATTTATAACTTGCATCGCAATCTTTCATAAAACTTTCATCGATATCTAATAGATGCATCCATCCTTTTATATGACCTAACGTGCTTTCACCGACACCTACTGTTGGAGTTGTTGGTGATTCTATTAATGTAATATTTTTATCTGGAAACTGATGTATTAAAGTTGCTGCTGTCATCCATCCAGCAGAACCTCCTCCGACTATTGTTATATTTTTTATTTCCATATCGCATTAAAAGATATTACAATCTTTTCATCTGTTTCTTGTGATTCTGTACTATGTAAAGTGTTACTTTTAAATAAAAGTAAACGTCCTGTTTTACATTCAAATTTACAATAATCATAATGTAATTTATTTTCTATTTCTGTGCTTGGAAAAAGATCATTAAATAATTCTTTATTATGAAATGTAATTTCATTACCATCACCTTTTACATAAAAAGCTCCACTAATTAAACTACCTTTGTGTATATGAGGAAACAAAGAATCTCCTGGTTTTGAAACGTTATGCCACATATTTAATATTTCTATTTTATTGAATTTAACAAACCCTAATTGTTTTGCAAAAAATTTAATATTAGAAATTAAAAATTCTTTAAAATCATTAAAAAAAGAATCATTAATTAAATTATATTCAGTCCAAGAAGAATCTACATTCATGTAATTATTTCTTTCAGTTTTTAAATTATTTTGTTTTAAATGCTTTTCATACTCATTAAGTTTATTTTTATCGTAACCATCTTTGATTAATATCGGTGTTGGAAATGCGGTTACTATCTCCATGGATTACCTTGTGCCCAACAAACTAATGAATATCTTGTGCCATCTACAACGGGTTTAACTCTGTGATAAACAAAACCAGGAAATACAACTATGGATCCTTTAGGTTTTATTTCTTTACATACAATAGGAGAGGACCCGTCTCTAAAATCAAATTCTAATTCTCCTCCAATATAATCTTTAGGATCACTGATATTAATTACAGCAGATATTTTTCTAACTTTACCACGATCATTAGCTCTTTTACCCATATCGCAATGCCAATCATAATATTGACCTGGTTTATAAATAGTAAATTGAACAGCTTCTGTTTGATCCCATTGGTAATTCCAATTAGCCCCTGCGTTTGCATCATGTAGATAAGAGTGTATTTGTCTATAAATCCATTTATCTTTTAACCATACTAAATTAGATTGACGTATGTAATTTGATATATTTTTGTTTTCATCTGATGTTATAGCTTTTTCTTCTTTTTGAGAAAGAGCATAGTCAATTACTGTATTACAAAATCTATCTCCTAACGCTCCAGGATAATAATAATAATAATTTTCTAATAACATTTAAACACCTAATTCTAACCAACCAGTTAAAATATATTTGTCTCGATCTAACGGTGGATTCCCTCTATGACAATGTGTAAATCCTGCAGGCCAAATAACCATGGTACCTTCTACTGCTGGCACTCTTTTTTTAACGTATAAAAATTCAGTTTCTCCACCTTCTTGAATAGTATTTAAGAAAACAGTAAATGCAACTATTCTGTCTCTACATACTTTATCTCCATGTTCACAGTGCCAAACATGATAACCCTCTCCCGGTGATGTTTTTTGAATTTTAAAATCATAAATAGCATGTTTACCATAATCATTTAATATAGAATATTTTTGCATATAACGTTTGTAGTTTTGCATTAACTTTTGAAGTATAGGATTAATAATATATCTAGCGTCTACTTCTTTTATATCTGGTCCATCGTGTTGAAGTTTTAAAACTCCAACTGCTTTATCTTTCTTTATGTGAGACTCTTCTGTTCTACTCCAAGCAATACCTAACTCATCTAATTTATTAAAGTAATCAATATACTTTTTACATTCATCAGATGTAAAAGTTTCTGGAAACGTGCCGATAAAATCCTCTATAATCATTCTAGAGGAACTATATCACAAATTTAATTAATTCCAATTATTATTTTTTCTTTGAGTTAAAACGTCCATAATAGACCAAACACCTGAAGTATTTGCTACGCCTGATACTGCTTTTTCTTTAACAACAACTCTACCACTTCCACCGTTTCCACCAGCTGGAAATCTTACCATAGATGAGTGACCGCCGGTTGCACCGCCTCCGCCTCCGCCTGTATTTGCAGATGCGCTTGATGCGTCAGATCCACCATTTCCTGAAGATCCTCCAGCTCCTCCGCCAGATCCTCCGCCACCTGCTGATCCAATTCCAGTTCCACCGCCGCCACCGCCTGCGTATGTAGTGGGTGATGGTGAAGCTGTTGGTGAACCTGTTGTTGTAGATTTTCCAGCTCCTCCAGATCCTCCTGTAGAACCTGATGAATTTCCACCAACTGCGCCGGCTCCACCGCCGCCGCCTCTAGCTCCTGGATTATTTCCTGGTGATCCTGTTCCTCCAGCATAACCTTCTACTGGATTGTATCCTCCAGCATTTCCAGCAGCACCGGGATCATTAGTACCCGATCCTCCTCCAGATCCACCAGGTTGTCCTGTGTTTCCTCCACCTGTAGATGAAATAGGGGATGATGATGTTGCAAAAGTTGAATTACCTGCAGTTGTTGCAGGGGGGAATGGTGAGGGTGATCCTCCACTTCCATTTCCTCCACCTCCTACGGTTACTGTAAGACTTGAATCGGCACACGGATGATCAGCAATTTCTCTAACTCCTGCTCCACCTGCTCCTGCTGAAAAGTGAGAAGTTCCTGCTCCACCACCAGCAACTAACAAAACATCGACTTGATTAGTATAAGTTTGTTTTGTAAAAATTCCTGTAGAATTAAAAGTAGTAATTTGTTCTGATTGTGTAAAAGCTGCTGGTGTTATTACTGGTCCTATTATTCCGCCGTTTGACATATTATTCTCCTAAATTGCATCCCATGAATTAGTATCATTGTTCCAAAGATACTCTGAAGCATCATTTAAATCAATACCTTTCCATTTATTGTTTGACTCATCCCATACACAGGTTTTTCCTGAAACGTCTGTTGGTCTTGAAACAGGTGATTCCCACTCACCATTTTCATCTCTAGTCCAACCAGGATGAGGTTGATCATGATAAAACATATCTAACGTTGGATCGTAATTCCAAAGTCCACCGCCGCCAGGATAGTATTTTCTAAAAGATCTGTTATATGAACATTGTTTCCAAGAAACACCTGCATTACTTGTAGGTGATTCTTCAGCAGATGTAAGTCCTGCTAAATTTGCTACAAAAGTTTCTGCACCTGTAGATTGATCTCCACCGTTTGCATTTACGTCATCATTACTAATAACGATAACTCTTAAAACTTTATTATTGGAATCTAATTCAGCAAAGTGTGCCACTATCTATGACCCTCCTTAACTTAATTCCTCATAATTGATAGTAATAGTAGCGTCAGAATTTGCTCCTGCGCCTGCTTCTATATTATCTCCTTCTTCAAGGTAGAGAGCAGTATTCTTATCAACTACGACTAATGTTGCATCAGCTGGTACAGAAATTGTACTTGCGATCATAATAGGTGATCCACCTGATTTTGTAATTGCTACAGAAATATCAACAGCACTTGAACCGTCAATATTTGCTAT